GGGTGCACAAGACTGAACATAACCTAAATTGTGAACAGTACGCATAACTATAATTTTTACGATTGTGTGCATACATGCTCAAAATCATAATTTTCTGGTTATGTGCAGAGCGCAAAAGGGTGCGTGCACAACTATATACTACGTATATATGTATGTGCGTACCCCCCACCTAGCGGGGGTAGGTAGTCGTGCGACAAGCTCACGCACGACGACCACCCACCCCGCACTCAGGTGGGCACCATACCTTGAGCAGAGAAAGAAGGAGTTGAAATTTTTGGAGACTGAATTTTTTTTAGCAATGATTCCTCCGACAGTAACTCATCAGGAACACAAGGTTGCAGTCGTAAAAGGAAAGCCAATATTTTATGATCCGCCGGAACTGAAAGCGGCCAGACAGAAACTGATGGCGTATCTTGGTAAGGAAGTTCCGGAAGAACCATATCGAAAAGGTGTTCGTTTAATGACAAAGTGGTGTTTCCCTGATGATGGAAGTCATGGCAATGGATCATACCGAACCACAAAACCTGATACAGATAATCTGCAGAAGTTGTTAAAAGATTGCATGACCAGAGTTGGATTCTGGGAGGATGATGCTCTTGTGGCATCTGAGATTGTAGAAAAGTTCTGGTCACAAGTACCAGGGATTTATATCAGGATTGAAGAATTATGACAGGACAAGAATTAACTAAGCTCTGGGAACTGTACCCAGAAGCAAGAAATTTATATGAACAGTATAACGATATTCTGGTTGAAGATGATGCAACCTGGAAAGAACTTACAGGTATAGCAGAGGCGCTGATCCGAAAAAGTAACACAGAATTGTGTACAACAGTGATCCTGGAAACTGTACGGCAACTGGAATATCTTGCGAAGAGGAGAAAAGCCGGATGAACAAGATGCGTGAATATGAGCGAGGTCGTGAAGATGGTCTTGATCTTGCTCTCAGGATAGTACGTCAGGGGGGGATGGAAGCTCTTGAGAAAGAAGTAAAGTTCCGTAATATCACCGGAGTACATACATCACTGGCAGTAAAGGATTTGGATAAAGCATCTGAACAAATCAAGGCAATGACCTTGGATACTTTTACGATACTGAGTGTTGCAGTGCTGCATGATTATTTCGGATTCGGACAGAAGCGCTGCCAGAAGTTTATGGACGGTATGGACAAAGGCGCTGAGTATCTGACAGATGATCTCGCAACATGGCCTGATTACATAAACAGCATAAAAGAACAGCTTGGATTTTATCTGGAGATCAGATGGAATAACTGAGGAGGACGCAGAATGCAATTAAAAGACTTAACCAATAACCAGAGGCGCAAAGAGTTTCTGGAGGACTATACCGGATGGAAATTATGGCTTGTTGTGCCGGAAGTAAACGAAAAATATTATTCATATCCGCTTCCTGATAACTCAATGATTATTGCAAAAGAAACCGAGCACGCCAAAGGCGATGACTGGTGGAAGAAAGAAGAACGTGGTGGCTATTACGTTACCACAGAATATTATCTTCTGGAAGACGACTGGGAGAGATTTGCAGACTGTAAGAAGAGCAAGACACAGATTGTTGAACATTTGAGAGAGGTGACAAAATGCTAATTAGAAGTCAGAATAAACGCATATTAATCAATATGAACAACGTATCAAGCCTAGAAGTGAGCGATAATGAATTAAGAATTTTCGCTGATAATGGTGAAGCTATTTATGATATTGGCGAGTATTCCACCAAAGCAAAAGCCATAAAAGTACTGGATATGATTCAGGAGGCTTACATGGATTACAAATCCGGTGAAATTATTGGCAGTGGGTTGGCAGGATCAGCATACACAGGAAGCTATGATACAAAAGAAAGTGTGGCACATGGAATTGCTGTATTAAAAGGCTATGGAAATGAGGTAAGAAAATCAATCCTGTTTCAGATGCCAGAAAATAATGAGGTGGTTGTATGACGAACAAAGAAAAGTACGCTAATGAAATTCTGAATATCGCATGTAGCAGGTTTGGATTTGCGGTATCTAAAAGAACAGGGAAACCTTGCTATTGTTGCGATATTGATTGTAAAAATCAATGTTTGCTTTACGAAGAAGACGATGGGGTTATGTTTTGCTTAAAAAATGCAGTAAAATGGGGAAACTCAAAATATACTAAACAGCCGACAATTTCAAAAAAGGAAAAAATGTTTTTGAGCTGCGTTGGTGGAAGAGCAAAGTATCTTGGAAGACATTATAGTGGGGAGCTATATGTATCAAGACAGAAACCACTGTTGGTTAATGGAATTTGGGACTGTTGCGCAACTGCCAAAGTCCCTGAAGAGATTTTTGGCAATATGTTCACGTTCATTAGAAATAACGAGGAACCATGGTCTATTGCAGAGCTGTTAAAGTTGAAGGTGGAAGTATGAGCCATATCAGAGACAGATTATCGGATTATCATGATTTCATGAAGAAACTTGTGGATGACCACCAGATGGTTTTAGCAAGTGATGTTCTGGAAATGATAGAACAGCTTAAGGCTGACCTGGAAGAGGACGAGAAAGAAAATGGTTGGATTCCTGTTAGTGAGAGATTGCCGAAAGACGGAACATATATCACTACTTTAGACGGAGAGCTTGTCGGACAGGAAGAACCATTCACGGGAATGTGCGGTATCGAAAATGGAAAATGGGATGATGAAGACTGTGTTATTGCCTGGATGCCACTTCCAGAACCATATAAGGAGGACTAAATGGGATATTGCAAATTAGAGTGTCCAGACGGTGAAACGCAATGTTGTATCTGCTGTGAGAAACAAGACGGTTGCGATAACCGGTGTGATATGATGGATAGCTACGAATATGCAGAAGATTGCGAAGATTATGTTGAGGAGGATGAGCCATGATTACATTCCTATTAGGACTTACACTTGGAATCATATTCGGAGTGGCTGGTCTTGTATGTGTAGCGATCATGTACGATAAACACCACCCAGACGATTAGAAAGGAGAACGGTATGCTGACAAGGAACAAAAAGCTGAAAGATTACGGCATTCCGGCAGAGGACATTGAAAAACTGAATACGATGCTGAAAGACTTCCCGGCAGAGTACGGATACCTGCTTTCCAGTGCTGCCTTGTTAGCTTGCCCGAAGAACACGGTGATAGCGGATATGGTAATTGAGAATATCCTACACCGGAAAAGTTACAGGAAAATCAGCAGAGAAAGATATATCCCGATGAACCCGAAAGACTTCTACGGATACAGACGCAAGACCGTCGCTGTACTGTATGAGAGGATGCGGTTGTTGGGAGTATGGGAGGAAAAATAAATGAAAGAATATAAATGTCCAAAGTGCAATAGTAAAAACCTTTTTGTCAAGAAAGTTGGGAATAATACGGGATTGTATTGCGGGGATTGCGGTGCATGGATTAAATGGGTCGGGAAAAATGAGCTGAGAGCGTTTGAATATTTAACTAAGCAGAAACACGTAGACGATGCTAATAGCAAACAAGACGATATTGCAAGCATCATTTATAGCACTCTCGATCATATGTATTGCGATAATTGCAGATTCAATAGCGAAATTAAAGAAAGCGATAATGGTGAATGGAACTGTGATGAATGCCACAGAAAATATAATGGATGGGGAGTTTCCATGCAGGAAAGTAATAAAATTGCAAAAGAAATTTTAAAACAGTTAGGAGAATAGAATATGAGCAGACTGATTGATGCAGATAAGATCGATTTTAACGAAGTTTTTGTTGGTGCAAGTGAATTTGCACAAGACACAAGAAATGCGGCACAAATGTTGATTGATAATCAGCCGACAGCTTTTGATGCGGATAAGGCTATTAGCGAATTGGAAAGAGATAAATTCATTGAATCAGAATGTATTTTATCTGATGTGCATCAAGGATACAATGCTGGACTGAGCAGGGCAATCGAAATCGTGAAAGGCGGTGGAGTTGAATGAGAGAAATTCTTTTCAAGGCAAAGCAGATTGATAATGGTGAATGGATAGAAGGAAGCCTCATAGATTTAGACATTGACAGCGGATATTGTTATATTGTTCAGCCGTATAAAAAAGCGAGTATATTGCCAATCATCTTTTTAATAACAGACAGAATGAAATTGGTTGATCCAGAAACCCTCTGCCAGTTCACAGGACTTTGCGACAAGAACGGGAATAAAATTTGGGAAAATGACATTTTGATGGCACACTTGGACGAATCTTACCCGGAAAATGTGACATATGAAACTGTTGAATGGAATGTTGCCGGATGGGTAGGGCGCGAAACTGATAGTATAGGCAGACAATATCTTGATAAATTCGATCTGGAACATTATGAAGTAGTTGGAAACATTTTCGACAATCCAGAGTTGTTACAGGAGGAACACAAATGAGTAAATCAGTATTAGTGATAGATACGCCAAGAACATGTATGAGATGCCCTTTTGGTTTGATCATTGGCGATTATTTCTTTTGCGTTATTACAATAGACAAAGACGGTGCTTTTAAACAAATTAGAGGTGCTTTATACGGGGTTAAAAAACAAGATTGGTGTTCACTTATGGACTTGCCAGAGAAAGACAATGGAGACTATCCATCTAATACGTTTGCTGCTGGCTTTGTGGAGGGTTGGAACCAGTGTATTGATGAGATTACAGGAGAGGTGAAGTAGATGGAGAGATTAACACTCGAAGAAGCAATTAATCATGAAAAGATGATGGCGCAAAGAAAAAGATGGAATGGTAAATTTACTAAGGTATCACTGGGAAATGAAGAAATTAATAAACGATTCGAAGCTGATTGTATTAAAGATGCAGAAGAACATGAACAGTTTGCGGAATGGCTTGAAGAATTAAAATCTTACAAAGAAGCAGAAGAACATGGATTATTAATGAAATTACCAGTACCATTAGGAACTACAGTATATACGTTAAGTACGATTTTTGATTGTATTTATGATTATGACTGTAAAAGCTATCAAAAGTGGAAATGTAAAGAAGATATTCCATGTGAATATGAAAAGAGATCATACCATATAAAAGAAACTGAGTTCGGTTTTGTTATGGCACATTCTATTGGAGAAACCGTATTCCTCACTCGTGAAGAAGCTGAGAAGAAGTTGGAGGAGATGAAGAAGAATGGCATATAAAAATCATGAGGGCTATCCGGATCCAACATCAGGTAAGGCAATCAAGGCAGCAGGACATATGCCGACACATATTTATAATGCATACACAGTTCTGAACAACACTGCCGGGTTGCTGGGTTTAGAGATAACGGGTATCCGGGACAAGAAAACCAAGAAGGAATGGAAACGAGGAGGCTGACATCATGGATAAGAGAATTCTGGAAGAATACATAGATGCATGCGAGGTGACCAAAGAAGCAGAAGCAGAAATCCGTAAACTCGAATCAAAAAAGAATATCACAGCAAATGAGACTGTATCTGGAAGTAATCCGGAATTCCCTTACAATCCACAGCATTTTAAAGTACAGGGAACGACATATTCTTATTCAGACGATATCAGACTCAGAAACAAGAAAGAGATCCTGCGACAGAAGAAAGAGAAAGCGGAAGAACTGAAACTGCAGGTTGAAGTATGGATGATATCAATCCCATTCCGGATGCAGCGGATTATTAAATACAAGATCTTCGAGGAAATGACCTGGCAGCAGGTAGCAGATCGGATGGGACGGAAGACTACAGAGGAAAGTGTAAGAAAAGAATTTAAAAGATTTTTTGAAAAAAATTAAAGTTTGTCCGTTTTGTCCGATATGTCCGCTTCAAAGATGTTATAGTATATCATGAACGAATTGGAAATAGCCAAGACGTTCAGTTTTCTTTTCTCATACGTATCTTCCGCATATAAGATATGATGAATCCCCCGTCCTGGTCTCTGGTGGTGCTCAGATCAGGACATCCCGGAACATAGCTCAGTGGTAGAGCAGCTGGCTTATATCCAGCGTGTCGGTGGTCCGATTCCATCTGTTCCGATTGCGTGATCCACACACGCAACTTTTTTATAGTAAATCTCCTTAAAGGTGCGGAGCTGGCAGCAGTTCCGCTTTTAAAATGTTCAGGTGTCCAATTCGGACACCTTTTTATATGCCAATTTTCATACAGCGTGCACAGCACCAGCACATACATACTTTAGGCATGGATTCACTGTATGTAAGTGTTTGCACCTCCTTTCAGCGTGGTAGCAACCGGCTGTCACTATGGTGCTGGCAGGACTGTATTTCAGTAAATATCAAAAACGAAATGAATGAGAGGTGGTGAGGCTTGGCAAGAGCACCAGAT